ATATATATTATTTCTGTATCCGAAATACCGATCGTATAGGAAGTTGGTGAAAATCAAATATGTTGACAAAACGGCATCGAAGATTTCTTCAGATTGCGAGGGAAACTTCATTGGAATCAACCGTTCGACGCGTTCGAATTGGGTCAATCATCGTCATCGGAAATAAAATCATTGCAACTGGAATGAATCAAACCAAATCGCATCCAGATCAAGCAAAGTTAAATGTATTACGATTTGATGATGATGGAAAGTGTAAACATTTTCTACATGCAGAAATGAATTCATTGTTGAAGTGTCAACATATGGATCTAACACGAGCAAAGATGTATATCTATCGAGAGAGCAAAGACGGTACCATACGGATGTGCAGACCGTGTAATGCATGTATGCAAAAAATTAAAGAGTGCGGAATTCGAGAAATTTTCTATACCACGAATGATGGATATGCTCATGAGTATATTAAATGATGGAGGGATTGAATCCCTCCATATTTTTTATAAAAAATTAAGAAGGAGGAGAATTTCCCCTCCTTCACTATCAATTTGTTTGCTAATCTATTTCGATTCATTGCGCATTTTCTTCCATTCATCCAGTACGGCAATTGTCTGGTTATATGAGCGCATCCATTCTTCTTCCGCAATCAGTTTGCGATCATGGAACCGATATACATCGATACCGTCAACCAGTCCATCTTCCCGCATGTCAATCAGATTCATGAACATATTGAATGCATAGAAGCAATCGATGTTCTCAATGAGAGGTCCGTATTCTTCATTGAATGCACGATTTGTATGACCGTTCCGCATTTCCAGAAGTGCAATATCATATGTGAACGCATCATGATCGTAGTTCCTGTGATCGAGTCGCAAAACGAATCGATTATTCTGATCTCCATTCGATAATGGTTCGCGGAACCACTCCAAATAGTTGAAGTAGATTTCAATACCGCCTTCAACATCAGTTAACCACTCTGCCATCGGAGCGGCAGCATAGCTGTCATGCGGATTTTCTACAGAGATCTCATACTTATACGTGAGAATTTTATCAAAGAGATTCTGAACTCCCTGGCGATATTGCCGAATATTACTGATAAAATTCTCCATTGCACTGACTGCAGGCATATCATATACCTCCTTAAAACATTAAACCTATTATAGAAATAATATATCATTTATGTAAAAATTGTGTAAAAAATATAGGAAGGGCTTTCGCCCCTCCCATATTCATGTTGATAATATGAACAACGTTCAATTATCAGGGGCTCTGCTGAACACCTGCACCGACGTTAACCGTCATCGTGACGGAACCACCCGCAGCAGGGAGTTCAGATGCACTTGCAGTCACGGAACCCTCAGGAAGTGTGAATGGAGGAGGTACAGGACTCGTCGAAGCCTTAACCGTAACGGTTGGCATCGTGATGTTCTGCTTCACGTCATCCACGTAAACTTCCATCGTGTAAACCTTATCCGCCGCCGTTGTGTTGGCAGGGAAAGTAATCTCAGCTGTACCCTGGCTTGTGCTAGTAATGGGATCGTCAGCAACCGTGACAGGAATCCACTTCTTACTCTCCTCAAACTCGGGAACGCACAGCTTGAAAACTGGTTTAGCCATAGTGAAGTTCTCCTTTCGATAGGTAGTATATTTTAATTCCGGAATTATATAATTGTGTAAGCAATTTCACCGTATAGGTAGGTTAAATTATATATTTTTACAAAAATAATTTCTGCGTGAGTGAAAGGATTTCGAAATCATGGGAATTAAAAATAAATACATCGATCAGGCTGTTTCTGTTTTGGCTCGTATTCACCCAGAAGCATCGAAATCGGATATTGAAAAATTTGTCAAAAGTAAATACGATGAATTTATCAAAGATCCATCGATCTATATGGATAATAATGTCACAAAAGCAAAAGGGCAAACCACGTTAACCGGGTTGACAAATTATATCGATAATAAATTACCAGTGGTATCTGGTAATGGGACATTCTATATGCAGCCATCAACATTGCGTTCTCCAACATCGAATATGTTGCGCGGTCTAAAGAAAGATCGTAAAGCAGTGAAGAAAAAGATGTTCGGATTTGCACCCGGTAGTTATGAATATAAGAAAGGTGATCTCGTCCAGGGGAATAAGAAAGTTATTATGAACGCAGAGTATGGTGGAAGTGGAACACCGACTGCTGCATTCTATACAAAATATTCTCCGGCCGCAACAACACTAATGGCGCAAAGCATCATTACAACCATGGCCGCATTGTTTGAGGGATATCTTGGAGATAATCAAAAATTCTTCAACATCAATGAGTGTTATGATTGGATGGAACGTATCTTCGAAACCAAGAAGGATTTTAATGTCGATCAATGGATACGAATCCCATCGGTAGAAGAATGTGCTCTACGAATTAAGAGACATTTCCATCAATACTTTATTGGTGATGATGCAGTATTGAATCGATATATTTCGAGTTTGTCCGAAAATCAGCGCGTATTTTTATATTATGCAAATAATCTTAACGAGTTTATGATTACACATGAGCCAATTAAGAAATTATTGCAGAAAATTTTAACAAAACTTCCGAACTATGAAGCTTCGGAATCCGATATTCCGAATCGATTTGTTGGAAAATTCAAAGATGTTCGCGAATATAACAAATGGGTTGCCGATGAAATGTTTATGAATCCATATCAGGTTCCAGATTCCATCAAGAAAGAGATGGAACAATTGCGTGAATATGCAACGAAGTATTGTTTCGTTGAATATCTTACTCCGGATAGTATTGCAAAGTTAAATAATCACAAACGCAATACTGTTCTTCTGGTCGATACAGATTCCAACGTTATCAATTCCAACCTATTTGTTACGGCAGTATTGGACGATATGTTCCAGAATGAATCCTTTGGTCGGAAGAGATTGTACAATGATATGATTTGCGTTTCCATCTGCGCATATCTCATCGATATCTGCGTATTGAAGATTCTAGACTACTATGGAATCGTCCGTCATATGGATGATGCTGCTCGTGCCGAACTGACCATGAAGAATGAATTCATGTTCCGCCTGTTATTCTTGATGGCAAAGAAAAAGCGCTACTGTGCTTCCATTGCACTTCGCGAAGGAAACATCATGTTGCCATTTAAGTTGGAAATGAAAGGGTTGGATTTCATTAAATCGGGCGTCACCGGAGATGTGAAGAAACGATTCACCAACATCCTGAAAGATAATATTCTAGCATGTGATGAAATCGATCTACATCATATGATGCAGGAAATTCGAAACTTCGAAAAGGAAATTTATGAAGATCTTCGACGTGGTGGAACACGATATTTGAAACCGCAACAATTTAAATCAGAATCGGCATACAAAGATTATTATGATTCCAAACAGAAAGCGATGATTAGTGGTGCTTGGAAAATTCAAGGGTATAAAGGAGGACTCATTTGGAATATTCTATATCCCGATCGAAAGATTTATTCACTTGACCGCATCAAGCTCGTTAAAACCGTTATCATGTGCGAGGAGGATCTTGAGATCATCAAAGATCACAAAGATGTTTATGAAACATTGAAACGGGAAGTATTCCATTCGGATAACTTTCAATTACGAAATGCAGGGGTAAAGTATATTTCAATTCCAGCAGAATTGAAAGTATTGCCGGAATGGATGATTTCAATCATTGATTACAAGATTCTGATTTCAGACATAATGGCATCCTTCAATTCCATTATGAGTGCATTGCGTATTGAAGCAATCTCAATCAATACACCAAGTGGGAAAGGAAAGAGAACGAGTGCATTAATATCTTTCTAAGAAGAGAACAATATAAGATATTATAGATGCGAAGTAAAGGAGAATGTTCCATGGATCGAAGTGAAATAAAGGATGGTGTTGAGAGAGGATTCAATCCTCCCAACATTTATCAAGATCAAGAATACCTTCAACGAATGGACGTAGCAAAGGAAAATGCATTCCGTGGAGATTATCCACTGGAGGATATTTTCGAAGAGCTCACCAATCAATTCTCAAACTATATCCAACTCGATGCTTCAGATCGTACAAATTACGTTGAAATTTTCTTCAAACAATTGAAAGAAAGTATGGACGAAATCATCGAAGAAGATGGCGATCTGTTAGAGGATCAAATTGAATACCTGGATATCGTCTATAACTATTTCGTCGATCTGATTTCTACGCTGTTCCAGCGCCGTCTGTGCATCTCCCTTAATTTCCTAGAAACAAATCCATATGATTCGAATACATATGATATGCTTTCTATTCTTTACAAGTTCTTCATCCTTGATGCGCGGAAGAATTTCAAAAACTATTTTACGAAACGTACACTATTGGCTATGAAGAAGTCGAATGTAGATCAAACCAACCTTGTTTCAACGGCATACAATATTCTAGATGATATGGATCATACGTTGATTATGGATGGAATGGTTGAAGATTTCATTCGAAAAGCAACGGATAAATCAACGGCAGATACCATCTATGGATACTTCGAAGAGAATATCATTTCTGGAAATTTCCTCATTCGGTATTCTCCTCGATTCTACCAGAATACCGATCTGCTAGCAGATATCGCCGATGATGTCATTACGATGTATCAATATCATAAGGAGAAAGAATAATGGCTAAGACACAAACATCAACACAAATCCGCAATCTCTATTGCGATCAATCGTATCTCAATATCTCGTTTTATAATCTGAATCTCTCATTGAAGTTTGCACCATTCAAACAGAAGTCTGCGAATGGGATGAATCAGTATGATTCCGCAAACGCAATTACAACATCCATTGATTATGCTGCTGCGTATGCACTGTACAGTATTGCAGGAAATATCCTGAACAATGTAAATGATACCTCTGCAGTAAGCACTAATATTCCAATCAATGGAGGAAACCTCCTCTTTGAGCGGAAGATGGAAAACAATTCCATGGAGACCTATCTTACAGTAAACAAAGAAGGAAAGACACTCTCCTTCAAGTTTGCAAAGCTTTCCTATACAAAGAATGGTTCTCAATCGTATATTGATACCGGTCTCGGTATCTTCCATCAGACCCTATCCGGTTATCTGACTGGAATTAATGCAGATCGCCACCTAGATAAGCTCACAGAAGATTACGTAAAGTCTCTAGGTGGAAATGATGCAAATAACCAGAACAGTTCTGGTGGATTCAACACAGGTTCCCAGTATAAGGGAAATAGCAATTGGAGGGGAAATAATCGGAACAACAACTGGAAGAACAACGGGAACAAGAATTGGAATAATGGAAACAACCAAAACAATTCTTGGCAACCGAAGCAGCAAAACTACAGTGAGTTGAATATTCAGGATTAAGTGGATGCAAAGGGATGAGAGGATATTCCTCTCATCTTTTTTACAGGAGAATGATACGAATGAGTTTTGTAACAGATGGAAAAGTTTTTGATACAAATGCATTCTTTGCAGGAGGGGCAGGACTCGTTATTCAATATGAGGACACGATAAAACCAATTCAGTTATTTGCTCTCATAAAGATGTTGCGAAATGATATTTCCTTTGGTCTTCCCATCAAACCACTCTTGGATTTTAATCAACGAAGTCTCATTGAATGGTATATCAATCGCCCCCATCAAAATATTTTAAAATCGTTGGATTATTATAATAAATTGGATGAAGAGTTAGCAGATCAGCTGATTTATGAGATATTATCCAAAGATCCATCTCTTTACAATCTCTCTCCAGAATTAAATATTGCTGCAATGTTGGATGTCTATACAACCCAACATATGCAAATCCCGGTAAAGATTTATCATCATATTCATGATGATAACATCATCCAAGATATGAAAAAGCGTTTCCGAAAAATGAATATTGAATTTGTGTCTGGTTCTCTCAAGGAATTAGTCGATCAGACGCATGTAAATAATTTTACCTATATATTCTCAAACATAGAATATGTGAGAGAAATTAGTGATTATTTACTAGGATCATACTCGCATGTGTTATTAGCATCGGATTATGGATATAATAAGAAAGGGACGAAATTTCGGTATGATTTGTTGGAATTGCAACGGACGCATCCATTTTTAAGAATCGGAATTCTATCATGCATCAATATGGGTAATCTATTACAATCATTTGATGTATTATCAAGAGATTATGTATAGGATTAGAGGAGGATTTGGATCAATGCTTCAATTAAATGCAGCATATCAGTCAACAGATTCGGAGGAGAAACCGAAACGATGGCCGTATAAGAAACATTCGTTTCCCAATGGGAAGGAGTCCTATTGGATTAAATGGAAACTGTACCCAGATGATATCAAATTTCGATGCTTTACCAAAACTCTAGTCATCGATTTTGATAAAGAATTGAATTTAAACAATCCAAATATCTCCGCACTGAATGAGTGGAAGGTAACGAAACTATCCTATTCATCCAATCTGCCGAAACTATGCGAAGAATTGAATTTCTTCGAAGCGATGTATGATACAGATGGAGAACTCATTGCCGCGCTATTCAAGATTAAATGTCTCATCGATAAGGATCTAACATCCTATACTGCCGTCAATTTCAATGCATTCCGTGATCTCGTCTATCAGACTATTTTCACAGAATCCATGAAAGACAAAATCATTCGTTGTGTCGAAGAAAATTATACGGATGATATTGAAGCAGATAATAGTCGTACATTAAAAGATCCAGAGATGTTATCCATCTTACAAAAGAAAAAGAAATCATTAGAATTTTTAAATGTCCATGTCAAGGCTATGTTAAAAATTGCATTTTGTATTAAGATTGTATCATTTATATGCAACCACTTTATGGTGATGCGTGGCATTGATTTGAAAAAGGATATCACAAAGTTCTATGATTTCTATATTGGAACATTCGACTTATTCGACTTCGATTTCAAAGTATATAATAAAATCTATGCATATGTTGCAAATAAAACAACATCAGCAAAGAATTTTAATAGCATTATCTTCGGACAACAGGAAGTTGATGGAAAAGATTTAACGATTGTTATCAATAACATCATTAAACGAAATATCATCATTGATAATTTCATCAAATTTCAATTACCATCAACATGGGATTCAGCAAAGAATAAACCACGCGAACGCATCATGTCGTTTATGTGTAGCATTGTCAACATGCACATATCCATCTTTGTCCTATCTGCATTCCGTCGAAATCTGATTGAATTAGATATGACACCAGATGTCGATGGTAATGTGAAGAATGATCGGTACCGCACTTCGAAGATGAAACTCAATGAAGAATATGTTATTCTTTCATCTCTCGATATTCATCGAAATATCGAAAAGATTTATAAAAATTATGAAAAGGATATTACGGCAGAAGAAATCAATTATTATCGAAAGAACCTTAATGTTGGAAAGCTTCAGCAACAATTGATCGAAATTTATTTCTTCCCGTATATGGAATCCTCCCAAGAATTTGCACTGTTACGCAATATCGATATGTATAAATTACTCCTGATTATGCGCAAGGATATTATGCGTCGATATAATGTGACCAAAGATACCATTCTGGATAGTCTACTCACGTTGATTTTGACCGCAAATATCGAAGAGTCTCCCATTGGGGATAAGATGTATGTGAAAGATACCAAATATCTTTCCGAGCATCCAGATTATAAGCTACTCGTAGAAAAATTCTACTCCAATATCATTGACATCAATGAGGATGCAATCAAGAAGTTCCTCATTACATTCGTCAATGCAAAATATAAATTTGTGCTGTATGAGGAGCCAGGTCTATTGAATGAAGAGATTCAAATCAATAAACGAGAATTGATTGATGAGCTTCTAACATTCTTGATTATGGCGAATCGTAATATCTCTACTGAAAACATGGGAGTGTGCAATCGATGAAAATCCGTGGTACAAAGCTAACGCGTGAACAGAGGAATCTTCTTGCTCCATTGGGAATTAATGGTAAAGAATGGCTGCTCATGGAGATCGTTCATGGGAAAGCGGTTAGTGGTGGAGGTGGTCGTAGTCGTACGGATGAATATACGCTGGGAAATACTGCTACTGGTGAAGTGAAAACACTTTCCGTATACATGGAGTATTGATATGGATATGAAACTTTCTGCAAAAGAAATTGTTGAACAATTGACGGATGATATTGAAAATCATCCAGATCGATATCCGACAAGGAATTCCGTATTTGATAAACTATTCCATTCGGTTTATGAAAATTATCTGATAGAATCCGATATGAAAATATATCCATATGGGGTTAACAATACGGGACTCCCAGATGAATTCATAGCGGATTATCTTGCATGGAAAATGGATAATGAACCACGATTATTTGCAGAGAAGGGGAGTATTATGGATATCTCCCCATATATTTATATCGATCCTGTAATGAATCGATGGGTTATCCGATTCCATGTCGAATTTCTATCAGTGATATAATGGAGGATATGATGAGACGTTCACCAAAAGAAATTTTTCAGGAATTACGAGAAAGAATTGATCAAAACCGAGATAGTTATGGATACTATACAGACGTATTTGACACACTCCGATACATCATTGAAGCGGAATATAAGGATATTTTAGAATTATCCTTATTCCAGGATGGCGTAAATGCCACAGGTCTTCCAGATGAATTCATCGCTGACTATATGAAGTGGAAAAGTAATATGGGTCAATTCAATGACATGTATCCAAAAGTTACCCATATCTCAACCAAGGTATTCTATAATGTTGATCACGGTTGGATGATCAAATTCAATATTGAAATGGCGGATAAAATTTAATGAGTCAAGAAAGATGGGGTGAACTATAAACCCGGAAGAAAATGTTAAACTGATGATGGAGGAGGTTGCGCTATGACTGTCGCGCAAAAAGAGCAAAAGGATCGTTTTGTAAAAATGGCAGCAAAACGTATTAAAAAAATGATTGCGGAAGATGTTCAGACTCGGAAGTTCTTTGATGGGAAAACCGATTTGGAAGCAGAAGCCGAAAAAATAATCCAGCTTGCGCGTGAACTTGCTAGGAAGGAACACGAGGCAAATCGTATCGATTTTCCACACCTACAATATACGCGCACGGAGAGCATCAATAAAACAGATTTTCCAGACGATTTCATCCTTGATGAATTTTATCGACAAACCGGAATGCATGTGAGTTCCATCGAAGTATTTGAGGAGATCACCCAAGAGGAATATTATGAGGAAAACGGTTTTGGGATTCGTTTTAATTATAAATTTCGAGAACCGGTTACCCGATATAAGTTTACAATTCCCATTCCAGAAGAGGTGCAGGCATGATTAGATTAGATTGCCCAATTGAGCATCCGCACATCAAAGCAGTCCGAGAAAATGTGTTGAGCAAATACCTCTCAGGTCTAATTGATCAAAACGATCTTGCGAAGATAAAAATAGAAGTGTTGAATGCACTTAGATCTGGATACGGTGGTGTTGGACAGATCTTTCCACCGGGGGTAAACGATAGCTCAATCCCAGATCAGTTGTATCTGGAATGCGCACAATTGAATGATCCATCAATTCATATTAATGATATTACTTCTACAGAGTTTGAAGTCGTATTCGATCATATCGACGGGGTATTGAAAATTAAATTCAATATTATTGTTGATCGAGAGGAGGAGGGAGCTCAGAATGCGAATTAAATTTGAACGAATGAATTTTGATGCAGAATGCGCATATGATCTCATTAATGAGCGAGGCTTTCTAATATCTGAATTACCATATTCGGACATCGATAAGACCATCCGTAATCTGGATGGTCCTCGTTCTCCCCGTTACGGAACCCAATATGAAGATGCGAATGCATATGTCGAACGATTCCGATGTGCATGTGGACAATACGTTGGATCTCAATGGGAGGGTGAAACATGTCCTAAGTGTGGAACAAAAATTGAATACAAAGATGTCGATATGCTCTATACTGGATGGATCAATCTCTATCCATATCATATCATCAATCCATTACACTTTCATCGATTACAATCCGCATTATCGAAAAAGGTATTGGAGAACATCATTGCCTCCGATAACATGATTACATCCAATGGCGTGATGCGTCGATACAATAACGTCATTGAAGTAAAAAAGAATCAATTGATGTATCATAATATCGGTATTGATGAATTCTATCATAACTTTGAAGAGATTATGACATATTATTTGTCAAAGCGAAAACAGAAAGCAGATTTGATTGAACGGCTGATCAAAGAAAAGGATATTGTTTTCTGCTCGAAGCTTCCGGTATATAGTACAACGTTAAGACCTACATCCATTACGATGGAATCATATTACTTCAATTCCATTGACCGGCAGATCAATCCGTTGGTCAATATGAGCATTAACTTAAAAACAGCTCCACCAATTGAAGTGCCATTGTATTTATACCAATGCCAATTGCGCGCCAATGAAATTTGGAAACTAAACTTCCAAATCATTGATGGAAAACATGGCTGGATTCGCTCAAATATTCTTGGCGGATGTTTCAACTATTCTGCTCGTTCGGTAATCATTCTTGATCCAACACTAAAACTGGATGAGGTGGATGTCCCATATAAAACGTTTGCAAAGGCATATTCTGGTTTGATTGTCAAACGATTGGTACGAGAACGCGGATGGAGTAGTACCAAAGCATTCAATTACATCGAGCAAAATTTTAAATTCAATGAAGACGTGTATCGTATCATTGAACAAATCGTTGCGGAAGAAGAAATACCGATTGTTATTAATCGTAATCCTGAACATATTGCGGGATTGTAAACTTTCTTGAATTGCGGGAAACTACCTTAGAGCTCATTTAACCGCGGCGGCTGGTGACAGACCGTGCAGCAGTATACGTAACGGTATACGGATGGTAAAATCAAATGAGATTGGATGATCCGCATCTAAGATAGAAATATACATACATTATTTCTATAAAGTTCCACGGCCATCCAAAGCTGCCATAGGAGAAAGACTTATGGAGGAACAGTGAGTAGAGTACAGCCAAGCGGTTGGTGTCTAGATGATACTAGTCTAGAGTAAATCCATTAAATGGAAGCGGGAAACTATCCATACTTGGTAACAGAGTATGGTGGAAGATCTGGCCTTTTCTGCATGGAGACATGCAGCAGTTCATAAGAGAACGGCATACGTGTAGCGAACGTATGTGACTGACAAGACAATTACGTATGGATCTATTCTAAAAATGAAAATTCGGCGTGTAAAAAACGATCCAGACGATTTAACATTATCACTACCATCTGCAATACTTCCGGGTCAACTATGTGCGGCCCATCATCTCATATTTGCGGGGACGACCGCTGCATGAGCGGTATCTGTCTATTCAGATATAGATGGATGCGTAAAGCTTTGACTACTAAATCATGATAGTAATATCATGATGGCTTGGAGTAATTAACTAAGGTATAGTAAAAAGGTCAAAGATATATTGCCAATCCGCAGGCAAGATACGATTCCATCATTTTATATAGCCAATAATAAAATATAATCGTATCAGCCTCAACGACTATCCTGGAAACAGGAGTACCCCTGTAAGCGAATGACAGGTCCTTGCAGTCAAAACAAGGAGGAAACGGGAAACGAGATGTGTTTCAGTCTAATATTGAAACAGAAATATAGTCTTGTATCCTATCGAAAGATAGGGAAGTTCATAAGAGAACTGTATGGTGTTGCGAACCATATGAAAGAAACGCTAAATGCTGATTTCGATGGCGATGAATTAAATCAGATTGCATTACCATTAAAAGAACTCGCACAACTTATGAAGGGATTCGATCCAACCGAAATGACGATTAATCGTGTCGACGGATCAATCCGTTTAGATATATCCGCACTTGAAAACTGCACACTGGCCATATTTAGCGATAATTAAATCAAAAGAGGGGATTTTATCCCCTCTTAATTTTTTTATTATATATTTTCAACGTAAGACTAATTTTACTTTCTGGAGGGTAATTTCATGCAATATTCAATTCCAATCATAAATACTACAGAAGAATGCGAGAAACAATTTCCATCCACGTTGATTATTTCAAACTTTAAAACATTTGATGCATTCGATGATTTGTATGATAAAATTTATATATTGACATGTGCAATTTACAAAAAGCCGATGTGCAAAGATTTTCGGATCAAATTCAAATTTTATCCCGAAGATGATAAGGTATATGCATTATCTCCGCAAAAGATGTTGATTAATCTAAATGCGTGGAGACCATTGATAATTCTGAATGAAGTACAAAAACTTTATTCAACCGAAATTAAAGTGTTAGACCGTAGCTTCATGTTGGAGCAGATGGTCAATCAACGTACGCGACTCGGATTGGAATCGAAAGTTCTTCAAGTATTGATTGATTATGGTATTCCATATAGCGATTATTCCAAATTATTCAAAACTCTCATTGAGCGTTATCAGAAAATTTCGATTGAATTTGCAGCACTGGATCAAGCATGTATTATGACACTTGAATCTGTATTCCTGAACGATTACAAAAATTCTGCAAAGATTCGAGAATTGAATAACCTCGTTGTTCCAGATAGTATGCAAACATCTGAAGTGGAACAATTCCTTGCACAAAAGAATCGCGAATTGATTGCAGAGTTTGCGAAAACAAAGAATCCAATCTGGTATATTTCCAAAGCAGGAAATCATATTAAGGATAAACAGGTACAGGAAATGTTTATCTCATATGGGCAGATTCCAGATATTTCCGGAAATGTTATTCCGTACACGATGAAAGGGAATGGGTTCTCAACTGGGTATACTGATCCGACAACATACTATATTGCCGCAACAGGATCTCGACTATCTGCCATTGCAAACAAGTCCTTTATGGGAGATGCTGGATATTTAGCACGTAATTTGATTATATTGGCGCGTACGCTAACATTATCCAGTACCGTGTATGATTGTGGTACAAAACACATGATCAAATATTATGTTCGAGATGGAAAATTTCTCCATGCATTGGAAAATAAATGGGGAACGGAAACATTGGGTGAACCGGTTCAGTTGATCAAATATCATACGCATAAACATCTCATCGGGAAACATGTATGGGTACGCCATGTTGCAACATGTGCTCTCGGGAATGAATGTTGTCATGTATGTTATGGAAATGATGCACACCTGGTATCCAATATGCCCGGTATGGCAATTTATAATACGGAGGTATTTTCAGAACCAGTTGGCCAGGGCATTCTATCAACAAAACACCTACTCTTTACCAAGGCAAATCCATTGACCTTTGGTGAAACATTCTCCAAATATTTCAAATATCTATCCGGGGATATTTACATCAATGATGAAGATGGGATTGATGTGAAAGGAAAACTTTCCATTCGTATCGAAGAACAAAATCTTATTCCGGTGAATAAGAATGATACCATGGACCATAATACATTTGGCTCGAATGTTGTATTCCCGATCTATGTATATAATATGACAAATAAAACATACGATCAGATTGACTTGGATGGTCAGGAATCTACATTCATCGAATCATCGGCCATGAAATATTTCGAATTGGTTGAAGATAAAACAACTGGCAAAAAATATTTCGAAATTCCATTTGATATCATTTCATCGGAAATGGAAGAGAGATTTGCATCGGTAGAAACAAAGAACAATGGTATGGCAGACAACCTTCATGCTATCATGGATCTTCTAGATACGCGTGCATTGAAATATGAAAACATGCATGAACTGGCGCAGGATTTCCTTGAATTGCTTCTCGATGCAGATATTCGATGCCGCTCGGTACAATCGGAGATTATCATCAATCGAATGGTTCGAGATGCAAATAATCCATACGAGCGTCCTGATTTCTCCAAATTCAAAGAACCAGAATATGTAATTCTAAACATCAACCAAGCAATCCTCAAAACAAAAGCACCAACGCTTGGGCTATCCTATCAGGAAGTAAAGCGACAAATTTTGAGCGATGCATTGTATGATGAAAAAGATGATCCTTGTTATGAGGATTATCTTTATGGAAGATATGTCTCAACCGATCGGTTGAAGACGCTGTTAAATTCAGAAGAGGAGGAAACTCACCATGAGTGAAGAAGTAAAGAATGAAGAGGTCGAGATGGAAACTTCACAGGAAGAGACATCTGCGGAAGAGTCTACCGAGAATGAAGAAACGGCAAATGCGGATTTCATTCTCGATCAGATGAATAAACTGATTACGGAGAATACCGTAGCCATCATCAATTCGCCCGAAGTGCAGAGTGTACTAAAAGAGATCAAACATATCGATGAGGATGATCTCAAGGCTATCGTTAAGGCATTAGCCATTACCGTAAATATGTCATGCTTTGCAACGACAGTTTTCTACGATCGTCTTCTTGGGGAAGAAATTAAGAAGAACTTCCAGAATATGGTTGATCATATCAATTATATGAAGGCAGATATGATCGGTGTGAAGGAAGCAATTAAAGTTCACAACAACAAGATCTCTGATCTAGAGAAGAATGCAATTGTCTCCGATATCAAAAAGCAGTAATATTTGAAATGAATTATAGGAGGGAATCATCCCTCCTATAATTTTTTATCGCAGAATACAAGTTATATATTATTTCTATATGAGGGATACCAAGATGTTCATCTATCCTAGGAGGGATATCTATGCCAATGGCGTTGATCAACAAGAAGTTTTGCACTTTGTCGGATGCAGGTTCCCAGGAATTCTCCATTCTCGTATTTGAGGATGGGATGATCTACTTCAACGAGAAGGTTGGAGTACATCAGCTTCTCGCCGCACTCTGCATCGCACCAGAAGGTATGAATGCGCTGAAGAAAGCACTCCGCTCAAAGCGGGAAAACCCGTACCGACTCACGAGCGAGTACGATGCAATGTATCGCAACTACGTGTATACGTTTACGCGTACGATGACGATCGGCAAGGATCTGTATGAGATTGTGAACTCCGACGTCGTTCTCATCGATGACGACGGTTCCATCTCTATTGCGATGCCGCCGATGCGCCTTGCAGATCTTTCCGTGATTTTGCGCGATAAGGACAAGGTCTGGCGGGCAGCATATTATCTGTTGAGCGAACCTCAGACGTTCAAGGACGATGTGATCAAGGATGCAATCCTCGAGATGATCTACGAGGAGTGCCACATCTCCATCGAATGCGTTGGGGACGGAAAGTTCCTTGTGGGCGCAAGCAAGGATAGCGGGTGGATGATCGACGAGTAAGATCTGAGGGAGGGATAGTTTCACATCCCTCTTTATTTTTGATATGACAAATAATGAGGAGGATTATTCATGCGTAAATTACTTCAGCCGTCGGGGTGTACAGATTATCTCCGCGTTGCATATTTGACACGGGGATATACATTTGTTCTAGTTAGTCGGCGAGATATTCATCGGTTCATGCGGTCTCGTCGAATTATTTCTGCCAAGTATACAGATAATATAGTCAGTGAATTATTCGAGCGTCCCGAAGGAGCAACAAGAGGATGGATTATCACAGATAAGTGGGGACAGTATAAATTTACTGATCTGAAAGCGGCCAGTCGACTCATGCGTCGATTTGAAGTCGACTATATCTGCCCGGTTGAATTTATATTCAAACCGTATCTCAAAAAAGAATATGAATATACCCTGCGATTGACCAAGTACGATGGTCAATATTATATGGGTATTCCATGGACTCTCTACGATTCAACCTACTCTTATCCAGTATCGATTCTCAATGGAGAGTTGAGTGAATATTTCGATCTTTCCCAAATACATCTTTTCCATGTTATTGTGAAAAATCCAAAAATACATGCATACGTTCGATACTTTTTCGAGCGCAGATTGGATGGTACATGGATTGCAAAGATGTCGATCGATCATGAAAAAATTTCAGAGCCGATGAGTGATGATGTGCTCCGAACAGCTCTGAAATCAATTCCAGTCGATACAATTAAGAGAGTATATATTACGCATCATGCAATAGGAGGTTGAATCAGATGAAAGCATTCTTTGATAAGATTCGCGGTGTGACAGAATTTCGATTGATGAAAGATCGATATGTTACATTTCTTATCGACGGGAGGCAGTTTCTAAAGTTTCTTCAATCCCATCGCATTGAAAAACTTACGTTGGACTATGGGAACAGTTCCTATATGTATCTCCAACGCGAAGTAGATCGATGGCATTTTGAAAATAAAATTGTCTCTTTCGTATATATGACAGAAGTTGAATTGTTTGAATACTTACACAAGGAAATTCCGGTCATGATCAATGGTTATTGTAAACCATATCGTGATCTCGCAGATGAAAAGGATCGGAGGTTTCAAATCTCACATGAAGGTGAAGATGAATGGCGTGTCACATTAACCCGCCATGCGTTCCTATCACAAGGATACAAACTTGAATTGGAGGATCAATTTAAATGAGCAGAAAAATTTTACAATTTAAGGAATTCCCGAGAATCCGATTCGATGGATATAAACGGGTATCGTTCAACTGTTCCGACGATACATTTCTTCGATTGGCTCGTTCCGCATACACGAGGAAAATTGAAATCGAACTCAAAAATGAAGAAGTAAGGATTTATGAGCACTTCGCCGGAAATCGGTACTGCCGTCGTTTTGGTCAGAATCGTTGTAGTCTATCTCTTCTTGAGAGTGAAGAGATATTAAAGCTAATCAAAGACAATCATCCTGATTATTGTCTTTTACGATGGGTATCAGGTGGAGTTAAATTCAATATCCATATCTCCGTTCATTCGCCCGGGAATCAATTGCGTGTCAATGTTCCCAGAGAACTTCTGCCCACATCGTACCGGAATGAACTTCTCATCCTCTCGGATTTTCAAAACGATGACGAACTGTGGATGAAATTCTTAACAGATACAAATGCCATTAAAGCATTGCGCATTAATTCGTTAACAAATACTACAGAGCGACACGTATTTACATCCGTTGATGAATGTGGTAGTATTTGGCAGTGGGATATTTACGGACAGGAGGATATGACAAATTCAGGTGAGCTCACATCAAAGAGATTGATCGGGATTCTACAAAGGATTTTGGCAGGGGAAGATGCTGAAATATATGTAGATCAAAAACCGAAGCATCCATTCGATCGCCAGTTATATCTCTCGGATCCCGACTTATAACGGTGATATATTATCTTCATAGAGTAATCCATTCTATTTAGGAGGAAATATCATGACGCTCAAAGAGATGTTCATCAAAGCTCATTCTCTTCCGGTCAATCAGTATGGTTTCTTCAAGGTTGATGGAGAAGAAATTCTCCACATCTACAATTCAGGCACACAAATCAATGTTATTGAGAGGGGTGAGCCGGCATGGAATATCATCGACTATGGCGATAAGTTTGATGTTATTCCGGTTGTAGATGGTCGCAGCCGTTGGGAAGCGGCAGTGCCGTATCAGCCGAGCGCGGATGTGAACATGATCCCAGAACGAATCAAGAATGCGTTCAAGCTCGCCGGCATCGTTGCGTGACAGATGAGAATGGGGCGGGGGAAATTTCCCCCGCTTCTTTTTTTTTTTTTTTTTTTTTTTTTTTT